ACCGACTTCAGTCATCTACCAGCCTTACAGGAGAATATCACCGAACAGGGCCGGGGCCGGTGGTACATGGACCAGGCCTTGTTGATCGAATTCGAAAGCGATCTGATCACACAGAACCAGTGGCGCGAGGCGCTTGGATTAGATACCGTCGCCGGTCGCGATCTGTATTACAGTGAACTGGTGGCGCAGGGGATTATCAAGCCAAAGCCGTCAGCGGCGCCGGCGGCCAATGTATCCAGCGATACGGCTGCTGCTAATTCCAATAACCAAAATAGCAACCCAAATGGCAACGGAAACTAAACCGGCTGAAAAGCCCAAGGTCGATAAAGCCGCCCTGGAAACCCAAAGGGAAGTCAAGGACCGGCAGGTTAAAACAAACGAAATCGTGAAGAAATGAGCAAGCTCACCGCGCTGAAGGACTTAGAGGGTAAAGCCCTTTTCAAATACCTGGTGGAAAACAAGGAAGCGCTGATCGCCGAAAAAAAGTCGGTGATCAAGCACGGCGATCCTTTTTCGTTCACCCCGGCCGTCAGCCGGCTGAAGGTAAAGAAAGATGGCAGTATCGTCAAGGCGGATACGGCCGAGGATGATGATGGGGACGCAGGTGCTGATGCCGGGACAATGATCCCGGATGACGATTCGGTCCATGTGACGGTCGTCGCCAACACAGCCAACTGGTGCGACAGCCAGCTTGACGTATTGATCCCCGACTGCTGGAAGAACACCATCAAGCAGCGCAAGGGCATGATCCCCCACCTGCACGATCACATCCACCAAATTGAAGCCAAGGTGGGCGAAGTAGCGAAGATCTACAGCAAGGATATGAAGCTTAGCGACCTGGGCTTGAACCTCGCCGGTTCTACCCAGGTCCTGATCTTCGAAACGGATGTGATGAAGTCCTACAATGAGAAAATTTTCAACCAATATAAGCTCAAGAAGATCAAACAGCACTCTATCGGGTTGCAGTATGTGAAGATATCGCTCTGCATCAACGATGAGGATAGCGAGAAGGAGTACGACTTCTGGAACAAGTATTACCCGCAGGTCATCAACAAGGATGTTGTCGATCTGCGCGGGTACTTCTGGGTCGTTACTGAGATCAAGCTACTTGAAAACTCCTGTGTCTTATTTGGCTCAAACGAATTGACGCCCACGCTAGACGTAAAAGTAAGCACTGGCACCCAGCCGCCGCAAGGCACTGACAAGGACCAGCCGCCGCCGTTCGACACCATGGGAGCGATCAAAGGCCTCGTCGTCTGCCAGAACTGCACGACAATCTATAACGCCGCCGATACGGGTTCCTGCAACTGCCCCTCCTGCGGGCAATATACCTCTCCGAACAGCAATTCGGCGGAGGTGGGAACCTTCGACTCTCTGCGCGCTATAGCCGAAACAAAATTCATTTAACGAACAATCATTTTTAACAATGACACCCGAAGAATTAAAAGCTATCGTTGACACCCTCGGTCCGCAAATGGCGGCAAAGGTAAAAACCGAGCTGGATGCCTACGAAGAGAAGGTGAAGAAATTCGCCCATGATGCCGTGAAGAATGGCAATTACATTTCAAAGGAATCCTTCGAAGAGTACAAGAATGCGGCGGAAACTGCTCTGGGCGCAGTAAAAGCCATTTGCGAAAAGCAGGGGACGACCCTGGCCGAAGTGGCCCTGAAGCTGGGCGGCGATGCCATGGCGACCAAAACGCCAGCAGAAGTTCTCCGCGCCGACCGCGATGAGCTGGCGAAGATCCACGAGTCCAAGCACGGCGTGAAGACCTATATGCTGATGCTGAACGCCAAGGGCGAATGGGTAATGAAGCCCTTTGACACAACGAAGACGACCGGCGTTGAAGCAACGGTCGCAGGCATCCCTGCCGGCGCCGTTGCCTCCATCACGCAGGCCCTGGACGCCGCTACCCTGCTTCGCGTAGGCGCCGGTGCGCAAATCCAAAGCCAGTACCGGAACTCGGCCTGGATATTCGATCTGTGTAATACGATCAACGCCTCGTACATGACCAGCACGCCTTTCGTGATGTGGTTTGATGAGCAGCCAAAAGTTGGTGGGTCTCAGACGACTGCTGAAGGGGTGGCCAAAACCGCATCTCAGTACATCTACCAACTGAATAGCGCGACCTACAAGAAGGAAGCGACGATCGTCGGCATTACCGAGGAATTCCACATCGACTTCGCGCAGTTGGAAAGCGATCTACTGAACAAGGGACGGATCGATGTGATCAACCGGGTTAACCAAGCGATCCTTCCCAACATCATCGCGGCCGCCACGCTTTACAACCAAGGCGCTGCTTTCAAGGGTGCTGCCGGCGTTGCCAATGTGAACGACTACGACGCTATTGCTGCCCTCGCAGCGCAGGTCGATTCGGCCACTTTCGGCGGGGCGAAGACCAACACTGCAATCATGGGTACCAACAAGAAATACCGCATGGGCATTCAGAAGAACATGCAGGGGTCTTATCTGAATCCTCCCGATGTTCTCGGCGGCGTTTCCTTCGTCGGCAACCCGTCTATCGACACTTCGACCCTCGGCGCTGATGGTTTGATCGCTGGCGACCTGAAACAGTACAATATCATCCTGCGGGGCGGGTTGATCGTTCGCGTTGGGTACAACGGAACGGACCTGGCGGAGAACAAGTTCTCCACCGTACTGGAGCAGTTCTACTTCGATTACATCTCCACGGTCCGCAAGCCGGCGATCGTCGCCGGCCCCGATTTCGCCACCGTCAAAACCGCCATCGGCGCATAATCATCACCTGTAAATCCTGATTATCATGGAACTGGATGAACAACAGCCTGAACAAAACGAGACTGCCGCAAATCCGCAGGAGTGCAAAAACTCGCATCTGGAGCTTGAGGCCACCAAGATCAGCGCCCCGGAAAGCAACTCAATGACGATTATGGCGGTCGGCGACGATTCGACACGGCCGGGCCACAACGTTGAAACGATGACCGTTCAGATGACTTCACCGGCGACTGCTGGCCAGCAGTCCCCCTCCGCCAGGATAACGGTAAAAATCGTCTACCCAAAAGGATACAAGGGCATCAAGCATTTGCCCGACGACAGTATCCGGGAGGTATCTCTGGAGACTGCCGATCAATTTGTGAAGGCTGGCATCGCATCCATCATCAATCCGGACAAACCTGAATAATGTCATTCGTCGACGCGTCATATTTCATTGCCGAGCTCGGCATCCCCAATACGGATCAAGCAGCGGTAGCCCAGCGGGTAACCTGGTTCATCAATAAGTATGAGCCCGAGTTCTTGCTGAAGCTATTCGGATACCCTCTGTATAAGGCTTTCGTAACGGGAATGAACGTCACGCCGCCGGCCACGCCTGAACAGCGGTTCCTGGACATCCTGTACGGTAAAGAGTACATGGACTACCAGGGCCGACTACAGAAGTGGAAAGGGTTGATCGTAACCACTTCGCCGGTCTTCAACCTTTCGGGCGGATTGGCCTACAGGAAGCCCCTCTACATCTCGGCTGGCGTGACTGAAGGTTTTCCTTCGGGCGGCAATCTATGGACCATCCCCGACTGGATCGGCTGGACGCCGGTAATCACTCGGGAGCGGATTCTGAAACCGGGCGTGGACTATAGCTGGAATGTCGATCCCGACAATCCGGGACAATTGATCCTGCTGGCCCCCGGCGACAAGTTCGGCAACGGAGAAGATTTCTTTGTTGCCTTCGAGCTTCGAACCGACGGCGCCGTTCCGGTCATTGATCTATCGGCCAATGAAAGCTGCATTGCCAATTATGTGTATTACCAGTTCCGCAACGCCGGAGCTACTCAGTATACAGGTATTGGCGAGGTGCTGACACAGGCCGAAAACGCTGTCAACGTCAACCCGCGCCGGAAAATAGCCAACATCTGGAATCAGATGGGCGAATGGGTCAATGAGTTCTGCGAGTTCATGGTTGCTATGCAAACGGCAGATCCAACGGCTTATTCCGAGTGGAGCTCGATCGATGAATATAACGCGCTAAAGACTTTTGGTTACATGAACCCGATTTTTTAACAACACACAAGAAAAAGATAATGAGAACGCATTTAAAACGAATCACATTGGCCCTTTGCCTTATGGCAACGGCCTTCATCGGGTCGGCGCAGACGCCTCTGCTGTCGACTACCAGCGGCAATGCCCTGGATACGGTGACCAATACCGGCGTCCGGATCATGGCCCTCAACACCGTAGGTTATAAGGAGACGGTTACTGCTACCGTCGTCATCACCAAGATCTCTGGCACCCAGGGCGGAACGATGGTTCCCGTAGCCAGCAATGACGGCACCAACTGGCACGACATCAGCCAGATCAGTAAAGACACGGTAACGGTTCCCAACCAAGCCTCCTACGTCAAAGGCTATAGCTTTCAACGCGGTTGGAAGTGGTACGGCGTGCAATGGACTGGAACCGGAACGATGTCCGGATCGATCAGCGGTAAGCTGGTAGCCAGAAAACAGACTGACTAATGAGTGAAGCGCCTATATATGTAGTTGATATCATTGGTGAGGTAATAGCCGCCGCCGATGCGGTGCTATTCCCGCAACTCAATAAGCATATTCTCTACACGTATGGGCGCTCTATTCAGATTTTGACGAAGCTGCAGAAACTGAACGACGCAACCACGCAGGCCACAAAGAACAGCCGGTTTCCGCTGATCGCCCTGTTCCAGGACTTCCCGGAAAACATGGGTGTGACGTATGCCGAGCAGGTGACCTTCCCGAAGATCTCGATTGCGATGCTGACCACCTTCACTGACGATCCTCCGACGAGGTATGGCAGGACCTTCAAACCGGTCCTATACCCGATCTACCAGGAGTTTCTCCGGCAGCTGGCCCGTCATCCAAACATCGTCGGCAATGATCCGTCGGCATTCCCACACATCAAATGGGACCGGCCGGGCACCCAACCGGAAGGCGATAAAACCAAGGGGTCCAACTTCAACGAGTACGTGGATGCGA